GACCTCTCCGCAGGACAAATCCTCTGGCGCAGACAGAAACAACGCGAACTTTTCGACCCGGATCGCGGAGATGCCCTGTTTAAACAGGAATATCCCATCAATGATATCGAGGCGTTTATCAGTAGCGGCTCCTGCTTCTTCGATGGGGAAATCGTATCCAATCTGGTCAATGAGTGCGATAGGCCCATACATACCGCAGATAACGGGAGGTTGAAGATTTATGCCGATCCCTTCCCATATCGGGCATACGTTATCGGAATGGATATCGGTGAAGGCGTTCCAGGAAGCGCAAGGACTGTTATCACTGTTATGGACACTCATAAGTGTGAGGAAATTGCTTCGTGGGTGGGCATCTGTTCGCCGGAAGAAGCGGCACGAAAAGCCGCAGACCTTGGAAAACTGTACCACGACGCTCTCATCGCACCAGAAGCGAACAATTTCGGCCATTCGACGATCAATACGCTCCTCCACGAAGTCGGATATCCAAACCTGTACGAACACACCGATTACCAAAGACCAACCACAGAAGGAATGGTTACGCGGTTCGGATGGCAAACAAATGCGAAAACAAGGCCGATTCTTCTATCAGAGTTCCGTCAAGCCCTCCAAGGTAAATTATACAAGGCCAATGATAAGGAACTGTTCTCGGAGTGCCTGTCATTCATAGATAACGGGCATGGGAAATATGAGGCCGCACCCGGTTCGTACGACGACCGAATCATCGCACACGCAATCGCATGGCAGGCGCGTACAAAACAGATCGAATTAACCGACTTCTCCAAATATGCGGTCGATACAGGCCATGTCTCTATCGACGCCCAATGGGAGGAATACTAGAAAATGGCGGAAGAACAGAACAAGCGCAACGAAGTTCCCGCGAAGCGCAAGTACGTGCGCCGTCGGGAACCAACAGTTAAGAAACCAACACTAGGCGAATTAGCAACCGCCGCAGATGATATCTATCTGGCATGGACTCCGAGAACCTTTAACCCGGATCGACTCGCCGCGAAAAAGGGCGGGCTTGTTATCTACAAGAATATGCGTGAGGACGATCAGGTGAAAGCCTGCCTGCGTCTGAAAAAAGCCGCAACAACTACATCCGGGTGGGATGTGGAAGTGCCAATCAAGGATTCCAAGATAGATGAAAAGGCACAGGAACAAAAAGATTTCATCAATTATGTGTTCGCGCAGATGGAGGGAACTGTCGAGGGCATGATAACCTCTATCCTCTCCGCGTTCGATTACGGATTCTCCATCCATGAAAAGGTGTTTAACTATATAGACCAAGGCAAGTTCCGTGGGAAAATCGGCATCAGGGCCGTTAGGGCTAAATCGCCAACAAGATTCTCGTTTGAGATTGATGGAAATGGCAGGCTGAAACAAAATGGGCTTCTGCAACGGCAGGATAATGGCAAGTATACAACCCTGCCAATAGATAAGTTCATCATCTATACCTACCAGAAAGAGTTCGATAACTACTACGGCGAATCGGATCTCAAAAGCGCATACCGCCCCTGGTTCGTTAAACAGAATGTACTGCGGTATTGGGCCATATATCTTGAGAAATTCTCCATCCCGATTGCCAAGGGACAAGTAACCGCAGGCAGAGTTACCGAGCCGCAACGGGAAGATTTCAAATCACTCATGCAACGCATCCAATCGGGTATGAGCGTGCTTATGCCGCAAGGCATGACCCTAGACCTGCTGGAGTCCGAACGCATAGATCGCGGAGTGTTTAATCAGGCAATCGAAGCGTTAAATATCGCCATCGCACGGGCGGTCCTTATCCCGCAAATGATCGGACTTGTCCCCGCCGCAGGAACAGGCAGTTATGCCAAGGGAGATATAGAACTCAAGATGTTCGATTGGATCTTGAAGGATATAAATACCAATACGCAGGAAGTTATCAATGAGCAACTCGTTAGGCCACTCATAGATGTGAACTATGGGGAACAGGAAGAATACCCGAAATTCATCATCAAACCGCTCAAGGAGGAAGATAAGCAGAAGATCGTCGCCGCATGGTCCGAGGCGGTGGCACGCGGCGCGGTAACAGTTACCGTGCAAACCGAAAAGTACCTGCGGGATCTGCTCAAATTCCCCGAAATGGAAAAGGAAGAAGAAGAACTCGCGGAACAGGCAAGCCATCTGAACATAGACCGCTTCCCGCCTGTGCAATCAACCCTCTCGGTTGGGGGAACCGGAAGCACAGGATCGAAGGGAAATTCGGGTATCAAGAACAACCCGTCAGGGGGGAAGGGCAAAATGGCTAACGCGCCGGGGTCGGCTAATCAATATACCGGAGGCCGCTTCACGCAACGGCTCATCACCGGCCCGGAATCACGGGCGGATTTCGAGGGTATGGAAGAAGACTTAAACGAAATCGAAAAGGAAACGATGAGCGAAATGACCAAGGAATTTGCCAATTCCATCTACAAGATGATCGAAGACGCAAAAAAAAAGTCCAGAATCCAGAACGAATCGTCCTCCCGGACGCAGGACGGATAAAGAAAGCGGTCCTTGATATGACGGAAAAAGCATCCGAGGCCGGTATCAAGCACGCAGAAAGAGAATTGCAGGTGCAACCGAGAACATTTGCAAGGGAAAGACGAACGGTGTTCGGAAATGTGGACCGGATGATAACCGAATACGCGAACACCAGAGCCTTCGCAATCACAGGTCTTATCAAGGACGATATACTATCCGCAACAAAAGACTATATAACCCAATGGGTTGTCAAAAATAAAACAAATGTGCCCACAGAGGAGATGATAACTGGCCTGAAAGAACTCCTGTCGGAATGGCTCCCTACCTATGACGCCGCAGGCAGGATCGTCAATGTGGCGGCAAGGGCAAGAGTTATCGCAAGAACCAATGTGTCGGATATATTCAACAATACCAGATATCAGGTCTTCTCCGCACCGCAGTTGGATAATTGGGTTCTGGCCTTCGTCTATTCCGCTATTCTGGACGGGAGGACTACGGAAATCTGCCGTGAATTAAACGGACGCATCTTCCTGAAGGATGAAGTTTCTGAATATATACCGCCGAATCATTATAACTGTCGCTCAACCATCCATCCTGTAACTAGACTTGACAGCGGGTGGGAAGAAGTCTATTACAGTCAAAGTGCTTTGGAAGCCGAACCGCAGGAAGGTTTCCAAAGGTAGGAGGAGCCGTGGCTATGGCGAACCGTCCGAGTTGCTCAACCTGTATGTATAAATCAGGAGAGGGTTCAATCATCATCTGCCTCAATAAAATCCATTTCGGTATGGCTATGAACGCATACCAGATCTGCGATTACTTTGAGCGTGCAGAGCCGACAAAGCCCCCGATCATCCGACTGATCTCAGATACCATCGCGGGGGAGGACAGGTGATGGGCGAAACAACTGACGAAAAAAAATTTGCACGGACTCTACGCAATCAGGAAATATTCGCAGTAGGCAAATGGAATGGGGAAAAGTTCAACGAATCAGACCTCGACGCGATGGTTTCCGCTTTTCATTCCCTCAAAGGCAAATTCGATGTCCCCATCAAGTTGGGCCACGACGAGGCGCAACGATGGTGGGGCCAAACCGACGGGGTGCCGGCACTTGGTTGGGTTTCCAATGTGAGGCGCGTCAGCGATAAACTCGTCGCTGATTTTGAGAATGTGCCGGATGTCATCTATGGAATGATCCAGAACCGCAATTACCGCAAAAAATCAGCAGAAATATATGTGAACCTAGAATCTGACGGGCAGAAATGGCCGCGTGCGCTCAAGGCGGTATCCCTCTTGGGCGTTGATCCGCCCGCAGTAACAACCCTCAATGATCTCCAAGCCCTGTTTATGAGCGACGGTAGTAGCAACACGGTCAGTTATACCATCACGACTTGGGCCGATTCCGATGGAACAGGCCAAGAACCGGAATGGGTGTGGTACAAATTGGATCAGGAGGATAACATGAACGCAGAGCAGGAAAAGGTCTTCAAAGACCAAATCTCCGCTCTTGAGGACAAACTGAAGAACGAATCCAAAAGGGCGGATGACGCAGAAGCAAAAGCAGTTAAGGCAGAAGCCCAACTCGCTGAAAGGGATGAGAAGTTCGCCGTTGAGCAGTTCATTGTCCGGGTCGATTCCTTCATCAAGGATGGGAAAGTCCTTCCGTCCGAGAAAGAAGGGTTGGAGCGTCAGTTCGTTGCTCTAGGATCTGGCGTTAAGAAGTACAAGGACAAGGACTTCAACCCCCGCGAGGAGTTGGTTAAAAATCTGGAAGCAAGATCGGTCAAGTTCAAGTTCAACCACGAGCACGCACAGGGCGGAGAGCAGGAAACAACTGAGGTTTCCGCCGCTGTTATGATCGACCGGAAGGCAAAGGCATTTGCGAACGAGTTCAAGTTCACCTATCAGGAGGGACTTCAAAAGGTGAAGACCGAAGAACCCGATCTTTGGGGGAAATACCTCACTGAGTCAACGGGAGGAAGAAAATAATGGGTACCTTCAACTGGGGGCATGATTTCACTGTCGTCGCCGGGGCGGATCTTTCCGCACAGCAATACAAGAACGTGAACGTCTCCGGCACCCTTGCCGGATCTTCGGAAAACGTCTTCGGCGTTTTGCAGAACAAACCGCAGTCTGGTGAACACGCTACGGTCAGGAAGATAGGCTACACGAAGTGCTATATGCCTGTCTCCTTGGGAGTTGGGGCTGTCGTTATGCAGAGCAACGCTAACTCCGGCCAGATTGCACTTGTTACCTCCGGTCAGGGCGGATTCGGGGAAATTGTTTTCGCCGCATCATCCGGTGGTATCGGAACTGTCTATCTCTATGGCGGCCCGACCCGCCAGAAGTTGATCTAACGGAGGCCAATGATGAGCGAACCTAGAGAAACGGTTGTTTGGAAAAACTATGATGCTACCGGAAGGGATCTGCACGTAGACGTGCCCCTTTCAAATGCCATCATCAATTATCGGACTCAGGGGCTTGTTGGTGAAAATGCTTTCCCGGTGATCCCGGTCATGAAGCAAAGCAACATGATCCCCGAGATTCCGCTTGGTGAGTTCCTCCGTTCCGAGATCGCCTACCGCGCTCCGGGGACCGAGGCAAACAAAGTGAAATTCAACATCGGCACGCAGACTTACTTCTGCAAGAACTACGCGCTGAAGTACCCGCTGACTGTCGAAGATCGCGAGAACTCCGATGAGATCTGGCAAGTTCGTCAGAATGGAGCCTATCTCATCACCGATCTTATCCGCATCCAGAAAGAACTGCGGGTGTTCTCTACGATCAACTCCGCAACAAACGTCAATACCGTGTTCGTCCCGAACTCCGCATGGAACCTTGGCGGAGATATCGTTCAGCATCTCTTGACCATGTGCTATCGGATTCAGGATACAACCGGCTTCTATCCGAACTATGCTCTGTTCGGAAGGACCGCGTTCCGCACCGTTCGCACCAATTCGGCAATCCGTGGGCTTCTTTTCCCGCACGGTGGTGGACTCGCAACTCCCGATATGGTCGGACAGATCATCGGAATACCACGGGTTGAGGAGGCGATGGGATATTACTCAACCGCCGCCGAGAACTTCCCGGTTGCTCTTGCTCCTTACTTCGACGATGCGGTTTTCGTCTGCTACAACCCGCCAGGACAAGGGATCGGGCCTCTCCCCCGCTACTCGGCAACACTGCGGTGGACAGTCCCCGGAGTTCCCAATATGGCGGTCGAAGTGCATCCCTACGACAGCAAGATCAAGTCGGAGGAAATCGAGGTCGGGGTCTACGACGCTGAGAAGGTCTTCGATACGAAACTCGGAGCGATTCTCAAGGGAGTCAACTCGGCTCAGTAACAGCACGGCCACATGACGGTGCGCCCGTGCAAAGCGGGGACAGGGGGAGTCTCTACCGACAACGGCTCCCCCTCCCACCCGCTTAAAGGGGAAGGGGTAATGTCGTATCAAACTGTTAAGGCGGTTAAAAATCTTGAACTGGCATCGGTTTGCAACCTCGCCTGCCCATACTGCCCCGCCAAGGATCAGCACAAATACAGGGAAGTTGGTCTGATGAATGAGGAGGTTTTTGACCGCTCCCTGTATTGGATCAGAAAATTCGTTCGCCAAGGCACTCAGCAGGAAATCAATATGTTCGGAGTTGGGGAATCAACCCTGCATCCGAAATTGATAGAGTTTGTCAGGCGAACGAGAAAGGTTATGCCACGCTACCTTCGCGTTCTCATCAACACCAATGGGGTTTCCTTTACAGAAGAAATTTGCAGGGATCTATACGATGCGGGAGTTGACAAGATCGACCTAACTGACCATGAGGCATACGCATCCAGAAAAACCATCAGCATCCTTCGGAAAGTAACCGGACAGTATAGCCCTAGTCAGGCAGGCAAATGGGGCTATTCGAGGGACGGAATCCTGCATCCGAACGATTGGGGAGGGATCGTTAAGGGATGGGTGGAAGGCGCAGAGCATCCAAGATGTATCTGCCCTTGGCTCAACGTCGGACAGGTCATGATCGCTTCAAATGGAGATGTATTGCGCTGTTGCCAAGACGCTTTCGCAAGAGGAGTTATCTGTACCGTATTCGATGACGTTGAGAATATCCCCTATTCCACGTTCATCCAATGTGCTACATGCCACGAAATCATCCCCGATTGGATTACAAAACATCAGGAGAGGGAGGCGATATGAGCAACAAGAAGGTAGCAGATAAAACAGTTGTTGTCCCCGAGGAACAGGTTGAGATCGTTAAACGGGAGGTGAAGAAATTTCTCACCTCTGTGCCACGGTATTTGGTGGAAGAAACCATGAAGGAGGTCTTGACCGAGCATCTCAGGGAAACCATCAGGACGCAAACGGCAAGGGCATTTGGAAGTTCATTGAAGTATTTTAGAAGGACACACAGGGCTGTTAAGGATGATGGCCCGATCTCGGCGGTCAATCTCCTAATTGTCGAAGCCCTGTTTATATTGGCAAACAGGGTGGCAAGGGACAAGAGCAACGTACATGAGGGATTATTCAAGCACTTGGAATATGCACGAAGGCACCTAGCCATAGCGGAAAACTGGACGATGGCAAAAATGAAGGGAAATACATTCAAGGCGGTATATGGCACTTCCCCAATACCATTACCTGTCTTACGAGGAGATGATGTAGAAGATGAGGCAGAAGATGAGGCAGAAGGAGATGTAGAATGAATATCGTCATCGTATCCCCCGGTATGCAACATGACGGAAACACGCTCAAGCGTTCCTCCCTTGGCGGTTCAGAAACTGCCGCTATCCAGTTGGCAGAGGCACTCGCCAAGTCAAGAGATGGTTTTAACTGCAAGAACAAGGTTTTGGTTTTCTCCCCATGCAAGGAGCCTGTCGTTGTTAATGATGTGAATTACATCCCGATTGAGGGTTCTTCTACCTACTGCCGGAGTGCGGATATTGATGTCCTGATCGTATCCAGGATTATAGACTTCCTAACCTTCCCTCATAGCGCAAAGGTTTGCTACTTCTGGTGCCACGACCTCGGAATGAAAAGGGATGAGGCGAAGTTGCGCGGAGTGATCTATCAGGTTGACAAGATCCTTGTCATGTCCGAGTTTCAGAAGAATCAGTACATGGAAGTCTTCAATCTGCCTGATGAGGCACTAGAAGTTATCAGGAATGGAATCGACCTTTCCCTGTTCCCAACGATGAACCAGCCGAATGAAAGGCACAAGGGTCTGATGGTTTACGCCGCTAGGCCGGAGCGCG